CATTGTTCAGATGCTAATGATTATTTAATTTGTTATATATTCTCATCTGAATTTAATCAGTATATAACAGGGAAAAGGAATTTAGATTATATTATTGGCTCAAGAGAGAATAGAGTTTATTAATTTTGCAAGGGTTTTTTTCATAATTAATTCAGTTACATACAGTTTCTTTTTTTATAAGGCCATCTATATTAGGTGGCTTTATTTTTAAATACAAATAAAACCGATCTATTTTGAATTAAAACGTTAACAATCAATATCTTATGACATAATTTTGCCTTGTGGCATTCCTAATTAAAAAAGACTTTGAAAAGCATATACAAAAAGATAACCTAGATCAAATATTAGGTGGGAATGATTTTTATCTTAATGAGTGTATACTACTTTCAATAGCTGAGGCGACAAGTTATTTATCACAAAGGTATTACATAGAAAAAATATTCAACGAAACAAACCAGCCTTACGATAGTAATAAACAATATAAAATATACGAACGTATTTATGCAAACTTCCCATCATGGGTAAACAATATTACTTATACTGTAAATACGAACGTTTCTTATAACGGTTTTATATATAAAAAAAATAATGACATGGTTGGTTATACGTCGGGTAACCTACCTACTGATATTACATATTGGTATCCACAGTATAAAAATGATACTATCTATTCAACTAATTTTTCTAGTATACCAATTTTTGATTATAGCCAAAAATATCAAATAAATGACATAGTCAAATACTATTATAGTGCATTTATATGTAAACAGACATCATTAAATATAATACCTACACCAAATAATGATTATTGGGATATTTATCCATCTAGTTTTTCTAGTGTTTTGCCAACAGATACATTATCTTGGTTAGAGGGGGATAATCGTAATGAACAACTAAAAGCATGTTTAATTGATATTGCATTATATCATCTTCATAGCAGAATCAATCCTAGAAACATACCTGAGTTAAGAAAAGAAAGATATGATGGAAATTCCCCTGAGCAAAAAGGGGGCGCAATAGGGTGGCTTAAAAATGTAGCACATGGACTTGTTAATGCTGACCTACCTGAAAAAATAGATTTCCAATTACCTATAAGTTGGGGTTCTTATGAAAAACAAAATAATAATTTCTAATGAAAGTACTTGGATTAAATATACCTATCAATTTTTCTAAGATAAAGCCTAATAAGGCGGATATATCATCTATTACGAAAATAGATGTTAAAGAAAATATTATTTATAATACCAAAACAAGGTCAGCATTAGACATTAAAAAATGGCGTAATGCCTTAAGGGCAGCGGAGAATATAATAAATCCTTATCGCAGTACACTTTATAATGAGATTTATGAAGACATATTACTAGATTCTCACCTTACTGCTGTAATAAACTCTAGAAAAAATAAAACACTATCAAAGCCATTTAAAATATGTGATAAGGATGGTAATGAGATACCAGAAAAAACAAGACTATTTAAGACAAGATGGTTTTATAATTTCATGAACTATTCATTGGATAGCATTTTCTGGGGATATTCTCTTATTTGCTTTGATGATATAGTAGATGATTCTTATAAAGAAGTTGAATTAATACCACGTGTATTTGTAAAACCAGAATTTCATATCGTAGTAAAAACTCCATCTGATGTAACGGGTATAGATTATAGAGAAGAACCATACCATAATTGGTATATTGGCGTTGGCCATGAATATGACCTTGGTCTATTGAACGTAGTAGCCCCTTGGGTTATATATAAAAGAAATGTTGTAGCTGCATGGTCGGACTATTCAGAATTATTTGGTATGCCTATACGAATAGGTAAAACAAATATGAAAGACTTAGAATCAAGGCGATCTATGGAAACCATGTTAAAACAAATGGGTAAGGCAGCATACGGCCTATTTGATCCTGAGACTAGTTTAGAATTTATAGAAACATCAAACAGCGATTCATTTAATGTTTATAACGAACTTATAAACCTATGTAATAAAGAGATAAGCAAGGCTATACTTGGCCAGACTATGACTACAGAAGATGGTAGCTCAAAGTCACAAGCCCAAGTACACCAAGATGTTTCTGATGAATATGGGGAAAAAGACAGGAGATTTATAGAGTTTTTAATCAATGATGATCTTATACCTAGAATGGTAGCTCTTGGATTTGATTTAAAAGATTGTTATTTCAAGTTTGATTATTCAGATAAATTAACACTCAAAGATGAATCAGAGCTTTTAGTAAATATACTGAATACAGGGAAGTACGATGTAGATGAATCATACATAACAGAAAAATACGGTATACCTGTTAAACAAGTTTTGCAACAATCTCCTATTATACCTCAAATTAAAAATATACCCTTGAGAGATGGGGGCGAAAAAAAGTTAGTCAATGATAGTATGGGTATAATAGAAGATGTTAAGCTTTTCTATGGGAATACTTGCTGTTCACATGATATTATTGTTAATGAGTTTAAAGAACCATTTACAGAAGAAGAGGCATCAACACTTATAGAGCAAATATATAAGAATATAGTAAACGTATGGAATCTCCCAAATAACATCTATGCTAAAACAGGTGATTTATTAATAAAATCAATATATAGAATTTTTGGTGGTAGCCTTGGTGAGCTTGAGTTTGGAAGCCAAGACTATAATATGGTTAAAGCACTAAAAGACAATATTTATATATTCTCTGGAGCAAAAACATTTCAACAAGTAAAAGAAATGTCTAGCTATTTAACAGAAGAAGGAAGAGTTTTATCTTTCAATGATTTTAAGAAAAAGGCTCTATCTGTATTTGAGGATTATAATTCTAATTTCTTAAAAACAGAATACAATACAGCAATAAGCCAGTCCCAAGCAGCATCACAATGGTTAGATATTGAAAAAAATAAAGATATACTCCCATATCTACAGTATCAGACAGTAAGTGATGGTAGAGTACGTAAGTCTCACCAAGAACTTGATAATATTATACGACGAGTAGATGATAAGTTTTGGAATAACTATTATCCACCTAATGGCTGGAATTGTAGATGCAATGTTATACAACTTTCAGAAGCTACAGAGACAGACATAAAAGGGTTTAAACAACCTGATGATGTACCTGATCTATTTATGATGAATGCTGGGAAAGATAAGGTTATTTTTAGTGATAAGCACCCTTATTTCAAGGTAGATAAACAGTATAAAGAATATGCCGATAAAAATTTTGGATTTTCTATACCAGAAGAATAGATTATGACACTTAGAGAAAGCATAAATAGAAAGATAAGAAATTTAAAAGATGCTAAAACAAAGATACCTGTTTTAGTATCTAATAACTCTAAGAACTTTTTTTTACAAAGTTTCCGTAATCAAGGCTTTACTGATAATAGCCTAGAAAAATGGCAAAAAAGAGATAATAGATCAAGAAGAAACTCTGGGAGGGCTATATTAGTAGATACTGGAGCTTTAAGAAGAAGCATAAAGGTATCTCAATCATCTTTCAATAAGATAGTTATCACAAGCAATTTACCTTATGCTTCTGTTCATAATTATGGGTTAAAAGCAGGTAGAGGGAGAGGTTTTAAGATGCCAAAAAGAAAGTTTATGGGGAACTCAAAAAAGTTAAACCAACAAAATATAGATATTATTAAATCAGAACTAACTAAAATATTTAAAGCGTAAAATGCCTTCTTTGCTAAGCAACATATTCACTGATTTAAGAGGTAAAATATTTACCGATATACCTACTGTAAAGACAGTAAGGATATATAACAACCAGTTTGATAATATGGATAAAGAAAGTGCATTTGATTTCCCTTGTGTCTTTATAGATTTCCCACAACTATCTTATCAAGAGTTAGGCCAAGGTGTACAAGGTGTTGATTTAGTTATAAGGTTATATATAGGGTTTGAGAACTTGGCTTTAAGCCAAGGAGGAGTTATAAATCCAGATAGTAGTTTATCAAATGAAGAAATTGGTTTTTTTGAACTCAGAGACAGTTTGTTTAAAGCATTAACAAATTTCAGACCAGCACAATGTTCCCCTATGATGCGATCAGAAGAGCGAACAGACACTAACCACGATAATGTATATGTCTACCAAATGGATTTTATAACCGCTGGTGTTGATAGTTCTAGTGATGAGCAAGACAAGTTAATAGATAGCATTTCGCCACTCCCTCTAGAACTAAATGTTGATTTAATTATAGACAATGTTGAAATAAGAACAGGACAATTATAATGGCAAGGACAATACAGCAAATAGAAGATCAGATTACAACGACGATACAATCAGACCCTGTAGTTAATACACATATAGATGCCACAAGTCCATCAAAAACAGCAGAATGGAGTTTATGGCGGTATATTGTATCTGTTTGTATAAATTTCTTAGAACAAAAATTTGATATTTTTAAAGAAGAGGTAGAGCTTATTGCATTAAGGGCTGTCCCAGGTACAGCACAATGGCTGCAAAGACAAGTTCTTAACTTCCAATATAGCGCCACCATACCACAAGTCGTAATATTAAAAGACTTCTACCCTACTTATGATCCTGTATTACCAGAGCTTAGGATAATTAAAAGATGCTCTGTAAAACAACAGGCTGATAGAGTTGTTTTGGTAAAAGTAGCTACTGTTGATGCAATGGGAAACTTAATACCAGTACCTACAGTGCCATTCAACTCTTTAAAAGGATATGTTTCAAAAATTCAATTTGCTGGGACAAAAGTAACATTGATTACCAAAAACGCTGATAGAGTTTATTTGCAACTAGATATATACTACGATGGTGAATATGTGGAGAGTACGGTTAAAACAAATGTAATACTAGCCGTTGAAAATTATTTAGCTACACTCCCATTTGATGGTGTATTCTCTAACTCTTCTTTAGAAGATGCTATACAAAAAGTAGCTGGTGTAAAAGATGTTGTATTAAAAAACGTCATTACAAGACAAGATACAGTTCTTATAACCGATCCTGGTACAGCAAAACTAGTCCAAAACTATTTAGAAGTAAAAAAAGACTATGAAACGTCCGCTGGGTATATGATCCGTGAAGACACAGCTACATACAAGCTGGAAGACGGAACAAATATAACGATGATATTGGCAATATAGATGGCAAGTATTTACGACCTAACATACGAGAAGCAGATTAAGCGATTAATACCACCTCATAAGAGGAAGCCTAAGCGCATTGCTTGGATACGCGATTTGCTTACTCCTTTACAATGGTTAAGAGACCAAGTATTTAATATTTATAGGCCAGATGTAGTAGAAAGAACAAAATACAATGCACAGACTATTGTTTTTGAAGAGATACTCAATAAAAAGTTTGATTCAATGCTTAAAAGGATATACATAGTTAACTTTTATAATACACTTATATACAGTTACTTTTATAAAATAAGCGAGAATAAACCAAACTACTTTTATAAAATAAGTGAGAATAAACCTTTTTATTTATTTAAGTTGAGTGAATTTATGATCGATTTTGATTTTATAGTGCATTGCCCTGTTGGACTTTCAACACAAGATAAAATTATAAGGGCAATTATTGATAAATATAAAATTGTTGGTACTAATTACACAGTAATTTACGATATAGTATGAAAAAACTTGTTTCACCGGTTTCATCTTTTGCTAATGGAGGTGTACCGATTTATATTGATGATTTTGTTACCATACAAGATGAAACATCTCGTTATGGTAAGGCATTTTTAAAAAGCATATCATTAAATAATAATGGTATTATATTAGATGGTATGGCTATAAGTGGTGTAGGCCCTTATACTATAGCAGATGGATATGTTTATTTAGATGGGGAGGTAAGATTCTTCCCTTCTACAAACATAGCCGCATTAACTGGCTACATTGTTGTTGATACTGATTCAGTAGAGAGTAGGATATTTTTCGATGGGGCTACAAATCCTGTTATAACTACAAAGCGTGCTAAATGGCAAGCAGGCGCTCCAGCAATGGGGTTTGATGGTATTAGCGTAGCAACTTTATCTACTCCAATTATAGGGAATCCGTTTAAATTAACAGAATTTACAAGAGGCGTTCCTATTAATGGAATTATCATGTGGAATTATAATAGCTATTTACCATTAGGGTTTGCTGTATGTGATGGAAGTTTTGGTACACCAAATCTTGTTAATAAGTTTATATTAGGCGGGTCTACAGCAGGTGCTACTGGAGGGGCAAACTCTTTTACTATTGCCACTGCTAATCTCCCTTCACATAGCCATACAATTGTAAGTGATGGCAATCATAATCATACAACTTCAACAAATGGATCACATAGACATGAAATATTAACAATTAGAGGAGGTGGGCTTGCGATAAATTATGCACTTAGTGATGAACCTGTTGGTACAGGTGATGAAAGGTGGAGTGAGTTTACATTAAATAGTGATCCATATATGCTTAGTAATGGTGATCATACTCATACAATTTCTAGTAATGGGTCACACACACACGGAGGGGCAACAGGCAACACAGGATCTGGGACGGCTATAAACTTTACACCACCTTATTATCAACTAATTTTTATACAACGAATAGCTTAATAAAAATATATATGGGAATAATTGTAAAAGACGAAATAATACTAAATAACGGGCTTTCTTTAAAAGATGGATACGTTAAATTTAAAAGAGTATCTTCTTCACATGAAAAAGATACAGAACTAATTATAACAGGAGAGCTATACGCTTCAAAAGAGCATCGCTATAATGATTTTGACCCAATAGCTGAAATAAAAATACCTGTAGAACTCACAAAGGATGTGTTTTCTAGGAAGTTTTCAGAAGTAGTTTATTCATCTATAAAAAGTGTATATAAAACATGCCAAGATGTTTTAAAAGATGCTGAAACAAAATTGCCTGAGGTAAAATCATGCAAAGTGGTTGATGATGATATTATAATTGAGTTTATATCTGAAGGAGATATAAAAAAGTATGAGATCCGTTCTTCAGTTACAAACAGTATAGTTAATCATACACCTCTTTTTAAGAAAGGTGATATAAATACAATTGAAATAAAAAACTACAAACATCTTGGCATGGATATACGTAAGATGAGCTTATGGATTAAAGTAGAAAACAAACTCAAATCAGAGGCTGTTGTTATGGATGTAGAAGGATGGTATCACCCACTTGATCAATAAATAAACTCACGAGATGTTTTATCTGTTTCTTTTAAAGAAGTTTGTTTAATAGGATATCCTTCCGTGTTATACTCATATTTATATGAAATAGATGGTGATGAAGATGTTGTTATAGGCTCTTTATGATTAATTATAAGGGGGTTATTTACAGATAAAAAGAATATTTCACTAATTTGATTTTCTGTACTCAGAATCCTACCTGAAAAAGAGCATGGGAACACCTCATGTATATTGTTTTTATTTGTATCGTAAGCATGGTGTAAGGAGTAGCTTGAAGTTTTAGAAATAATATTGGTTTTAATATAATTCCCTTTTTCATCATAGTCAAATGTTTGCTCCTGACCAGAGTTATTCCAAAATTTTACCATTCTATTTTTATAATCTAAGTCAATATATAAATAATCCTTTTCTTTATCTTCATATACTGTAGTAGGGTTATTTTCAATATGGCGTGTAGTTGTAGTTATCTTTTTTATTGTTACCTTACTACCCTCATATATAAAGTTATATACTATAGAGGTAGTATCATATTTAGATGGGTCTCTTAATATACCATTCATATCAACATAATTAATACTCTGTGTTTTAACATCACTAAAATTAAGTTTATCATTATATTTCATCATACATACAGATTTGCTCCTTGTTACACCTGTTGCTTGTATTTTTATTTCTGTTGTAGAAGATTCAACAAAACCTTGAGCATTATATGTAAATGAGGTATAATAATCTGAAAGGCTTGATCCACCAACTTGCATATTACGTAATATAAATTGTTTAATCTTTACAGCAGGTGGATTTGGTTTTTCTACAGGAGGTTTTTCATCTATGGGTTGAGGTTCATCGCTCCTACTTTTACAAGATAGAATAAAATTAATAGTAGAAAATGTAATTAAGTAAATGATTATCTTTTTCATTATTTTTTATTGTTTTTAATAGCTTCTACAATCTTATCAGTTCTTTTTTCTGCAAGCTCTTTATTATAAGATGATACAGCCCAAATAGCAGCAGGAAGCCAACCGATCAAAGTACATTGCAAAAACAAACAAACTAAACCTATGATGAACTTACCTCTCATCATAAAGGAAATAAAAGGGAAGAGTATAGCTAAAAGCATATGATCTTTTTTAATTCAAATATAATTAATAAGAATATATAAAAATATATTTTTTAAAAAAATAATTACTACCAATCTTTCACAGTACCATCCTCTACTAAAGTGATGAATTTAGAGATCATACGCCTTGTTGCTCCTGATTCAGTTTCGGATTTAGAGCTGGCAAGTTTAATAAACTTCCTATACAATTTAGGCGGGAAATACCCTTGTATTTTACCGTTAAATTTTTCCTCTTTTACCTTTTCCATTTTTTTTTAATTATTTATACAAATATAATAAAAAAAATAAAACCAATCTATTTTAATCTATCTTAAATTAAATCATTGATAACCAGTATATTATAAAATAACTTTGCCCATATTATGCAAGGGCAGATACCTTTATTTGGATATAACTATTTTAATAAAATCAGTAATGATACTGCCGATGGTCTTATCTATTCAGAAATAGGATTATCTAAAGATGAGAAAGGGAATGTTTCAGGCATTAGCGGAGAGGCTTTTGTACGTGAACTGGAAAGTCTTATAGCGTCAGGAATCAGTAAGATAAACATAAGAATCAATAGTTGGGGTGGGTCAGTATCGGATGGCTATTCTATATACTCAGCCATACAAAATGCTAATGAGAATGGGGCAAAAATAGATACTTATGTAGAAGGCGTTGCTGCAAGCATGGCTGGCGTTGTTGCTATGGCTGGTCGCAAAAGATACATCTATAACTATGGCATATTCATGTTACATGACCCTGCATTTACATCTGATTCTTTATCTGATAAAGATGTAGAAATCCTATCCAAAATAAAGAACTCTCTTATGACCATTTTCTCCACTAGGACAGGGATTGCATCTGATGAAATAAACATGATGATGTCTATGGAGACATGGCTAACAGCAGAATCGGCAAAAAATAAAGGATTTTTTGATGAAATAACTTCTAATGGTAAAAAAATGGTTGCAAAAGGAAATTTTGCAAGGAATTACCAAGAGATATGTAATAGAATTTTAATAGACAGTAATAATAAAGTTATGGAGCAAAAAGATACTACATCGGTAGTAGACGAAAAAATTCTCAATGAGATTGAAAATCTTAAAAAAGAGAATGAAGAGCTTAAAAACAAAATAGAAGTTCTTCAAAAAGAGAGAACAGAATTAGAAGAAAAAAAAGCTGTGGAGCTTGTAGAATCTGCCATTGTAAATGGTAAAGTTAAATCAGAAGAAAAAGAAAACTGGTTGATTCTTGCCAAAGCAAGTTTTGATTCTACTAAAAAAGCTCTTGATTCTATAGGAGTAAGAAAATCTGAAAAGATTCCATTTAACAAGGCGGAAGCAAAAGAAATAGAAAATCTAGACTTCTATGAGTTATCTGTAAAAGACCCTAAACGGTTAGAGAAGATAAAAAATGAAGACCCTGAGCTATTTAATACACTTTATAATGATTTTTTAATAAAAAATAAAAAATAAAAATATGAGCGTTAATTTTCCTTTTGGCGTAGTTGATGCGCCTATACTAACAGCTACCGGAGCGCAGGCTGTTACGATCGAAAACCAAAATACAATTCTGAAAACACCTACTATAACAGGCGGCATTACTTTTAACTTGACTATAAGTTCTGAGTTAAAATCAGGAGCTGTAATATGGGTTGTAGTTAAAACAACGGGTACAGAAACTGTAACCTACGGTACAGGATTTTTTGCTGGTCAAACTGGCATCACAGGTGTGGCTGGGAAAACATTTTCTCAACTATTTATTTACGATGGTACAGATTTTAAAGCTGCTTCTGCAAAAATACAATTAGACTAATAAAAATATAAATATATACAATTATGGCATTGTTACAAGAAATTTGGGTAAAAGATATTCAATCTAATCTATACAATGGATTAGAGTTTATAAATTATGGTACAGATCACTCAGAATATATAGCATATTCAACAGTACACGTACCTCAAGCTGGATCAGCTCCAGAAGTTGTTAAGTCAAGAACTACACTTCCTGCCCCCATCTCACAACGCACAGATACAGAGCTTACATATCCTGTAGTGCCTTTTTCAACTAACCCTATCGTTGTGAGCGATTTGGAAGCATTCCAGTTATCATACGATAAAAGGATGAGTGTTATGGGGGAACATTCTGAAAAGTTACGTGAACGTATTGGAAGAGAAACTGCATTTAATTGGGCTGTTTCTGCTGATGCTAATAGAATCGTACGTACTTCAGGGGCTAATGGAACCACACTTGCACCAGGAGCTACAGGTACTAGAAAAAAACTTATTAAAGAAGATATAGGGAAATTAAAAATTATTCTAGACAGAGATTTAGTTCCAAAGAATGAGAGATACCTTTTATTGGATTATGGGATGTATGTTGAACTATTAGAATCAGATGCTATTTTAAGACAAGATTTTATGGGTAAGGCAAATTTACCTATGGGAGCTGTTAGCTTGATTTTAGAGTTCAACATACTTACTTATAACTATCCTGTTATATATGATAATGCTGCGACACCAGTTAAAAAATCACCCTTAAATGATAACACAGGATATCCAGCTCAAGCAACAACAGATAACATTGGGTGTATTGCATTCTCACGATATGCTGTAAGTAAAGCACTTGGAGGTATTAATGTATTTATGGAAAATAGAGTTCCTGAGTATTATGGTGATATTATCAGTACTTTGGTTTATCATGGATCATCTATCCTTCGAACAGATAAAAGAGGAGTAGCTGCAATTGTTCAATCTGCATAATAAAGTATGAACAAAGAAGAATTATTAGATATAGCCAAACCGTATTTAGAAAAACAGAATACGGTTTGGGTTTCCCAAGATGGGAGATGTTTTGTAGATCATCAAGATGCTCTACACTACCAGTCTGTTATTGGTGCTTTCATACATGAGTTCAAAAAAGAACACATGTTAGATCAAAAAGATATTGATTTAAAAAAAAATAAAAAGTAATTGATATATGGCTTTGCCAGAAGTAAAAATAATAAAAGGAGAAGGCGGTATTGGAAGACCTCTTGAAGGAGAGGATCATTATTCAGCCTTTCTTTTCTACTCATCTAACCTACCATCTGGGTTTTCTACAAATGATCGTATAAAAGTTTTATACAGTTTGCAAGATGCTGAAAAGTTAGGTATAAAAGGAGACTATTCTAATGAAACCAAAGCTACAGGTAATATATTAGTTACCGCTGTAGGTACAGCTGGTGATAAAATAGAGGTTAAAGTTACAGAAGGAGCAGTAGTAAAAACTATTGGTACATATACTATGCTAACTGGAGATACCACAAGTACAATGGCCGATGGTATAAGAAATTCAATAAATTCAGGATATGATACACATGGTTATAGAGCAGCTGGGACATCTCCTAGTGTTTCTATAACAGCCCCTATTGGGTCTGGTGTAAATGCAAACTCTTATACTCTTGCTAATACGATTACGGGTACTATAACCACAACTATAACGGCTCTTGCTAATGGTGCAAATGACCCGTATGTCGTATTTAATTATCATATATCAGAGTATTTTAGAATGCAACCTAAAGGCGTTCTTTATGTAGGAATTTATGCTGTGCCAGTCTCTTACACATTTACAGAGCTTAGTACAATGAATGTTTTCGCAGATGGTAAAATAAGACAAGCTGGTGTATTTGTTACAAGCACTACACTTTCTACAACACAAATACAAAGTTTACAAGCTGTAGCAGCTTCAGAAGAAGCCGTAAATAGACCTTTTTCCATAATTTATGGTGCAGATATATCTTCACTAGCATTGTCTGCATTATCAGATTTAAGAACCCTTTCTTGTCCTAAAGTAAGTGTTTCAATTGGGCAAGATGGGGCTGCTAAAGGGGCTCAACTATATAAGTATACTTCTAAATCTGTTACTACACTTGGAGCATTATTAGGGGCAGTAAGTTACTCTAAAGTTTCCGATAATATCGGATGGGTTGAGAAATTTAATATTGCAAATGTAGAACTTGATACACCATACTTTGCTAATAATGTTGCAGTAAAAACTTCTGCACAGGGTTTACTTGATCAACTACATAATTATGGATATATATATCTAAGAAAATTTAATGAAAGGGCTGGTACATATTTCAACTACTCAACTACAGCAACTGTAAGTACATCTGATTATTATACAATTGAAAATAATAGAACGATTGACAAGGCATTACGAAATCTTCGTACAGTTTATATCCCTAAATTAAATAGCCCACTAAAACTAGGTAGCAATGGGAAGTTAAGACCTGATGTTATAACCTATTTTAAAACAATAGGTCAAAGTGCTATTCAAAACATGCTAAATAATGAAGAAGTGAGTGCATTTGAAGTCCTTATCGACCCTAATCAAAATGTTTTAAGCACTTCAAAACTAGTCATCTCATTGCGTATAGTTCCTATAGGAGTGGCAAAAACTATTGAAGTTAATTTAAGTTATACAGTAAAAATAGCATAATAAAAACATGGCAAAAGTATTCGCATACGGTGTTCAATATAGCTGGGCAAATGCCTCTATAACAGTTCAAGGTGAGGTATTATATGGCGTTACAGAAATAAAGTTTGGGCAGAAACAAGAAATAAAACATAACTGGGGTGCTGGCTCTTATGCTGTTGGAAGAGGTATAGGGAATATTGAAGCTACAGGAAGCATAACTCTATATGCCGAAGAACTAAAAAAACTTATAGAAATAGCACCTGAAGGATGGCTGCCTAATATTTCTCCATTTGATATACCTGTTACATTTTTTAATGAATCTAATCAAGAGATGAGTTTTATATTAAGAAATGCACAGTTTATGAATACAGATGTTGACACAAAACAAGGAGATACAAAGGTAGAGGTTACATTAGACCTTGCAATATCTCATATTGATTTTGGACAATAAAAAATAAATATAATAACTAAATAAACATGGAAGAAAAAAAAGAATCAAGAGAAGAAAAACTAAACAGGCTAAGTGCAATATATGGAGAGGTTCATATATTAGATTTTAATGATGGGGTGATTGGATATGTAAAAAAACCAAGCCGCGCTGTACTTGGGCAATTTCTAAATAGAATACAATCTGACCCTGTATCCGCAGCGGAGTTACTTGTTCAAAACTGTTTAATAAAAGACGAGTACGATCCTATCATATTAAAAGATGATGGGTACTTACTTGGCGCAAGTAAACAATTACAAAGTCTTGTAGTTGTAAAAGATGCAGAGTTAAAAAAAAATTAGAGGATTTTAAAATATCATCTAATGATGATGAAGATTATATACGTAAAGCGAATGCTTTGATTAGGCACTACTACCAAGTAGACCCTGACACATTAGATGATGATTCTTGGGCTACACTTTGGAATGATTTAGTTTGGGTTTCAGATCAACAGTCATTAAGAGAGAAAAATATTTTTAACATAAATAGGTTTTGACAGAGAAGGTCGATTATATTATCCAATTAAAAGACATGATGTCTTCTTCACTTGGGAAAATATCATCTCAGGTGGATATGTTGGATAGTAGGATAAGGCATACTAATACTTCTGCTTCAAACTTTGGTTCTTTATTTAAAAGTGCTATACCTTTTGTTGCTGGTGCTTTTGCTGTAGATAAAGTTGTAGGATTTGGTAAAGGGGTAGTTGATGCCCTGTCTAACTTTGAAAGTTTCCAAGCTTCTTTGAGTACAATGCTTGGAGGCAATCAACAGCAAGTAACACAACTTACAGAGCAACTACAACGATTTGCAACCACTACCCCATTTGAGCTTACTGAAATACAAGATGCTACAAGAAAACTTTTAGCTTTTGGTGTAGGCGCAGATGATATTGAAAAATCATTACGATCTATTGGGGATATATCATCTGGTATAGGTGCTCCAATATCTGAGATAGCGGAGATATATGGTAAAGCAAAGGTACAAGGAAGATTGTTTGGTGAAGATATAAATCAATTAACAGGGAGAGGTATACCTATTATACAGGAGCTCGCAAAACAGTTTGGCGTAACTGACTCAGAGGTTAAAAAACTAGTAGAAGAAGGGAAAGTAGGATTCCCAAATGTTGAAAAGGCTTTTGCTGATATGACAGCTCAAGGCGGTAAGTTTTTTAACTTAATGGATGCTCAAAGCAAGACTACAGGGGGTCAGATCAGTAATTTGAGCGATTCTTTTAATAATTTAAAGTTAAAAATAGGTATAGAACTAAAACCTGTAATTTCCTCTATTATAGATGGGCTAAGTAGCTTTATAAATCTTATTTCTAATCTAATTAATTACATAAAAAGAAATCAAGAAGTATTCTTAGCATTAGGAAAAGGTATATTATTTGCAACAGGAGCTTTTTTACTTATTAAAAGCGCGATAATTGGTTATGAAGCGGCTACAAATATAGCTACGATAGCAACAAAAGCATTCAATTTTGTTATGTCACTAAATCCAATAGGTCTTGTGGTTGCGGCTATTGGTGCTTTGATCGCTTCTTTTATATATTTCTGGGAAACATCTGAAAAATTCAGAGGATTTATTTATGGTCTATGGGGTGCTATTAAAGCAGTATTTCTAAACATAGCAGAATTAGGTATTAATGTATTCAAAGGTATCGCTAAAGTTATTGAAGGTGTAATTACATTCGATTTTAAAAGTATAAATCAAGGAGTAGGAAAATTAAAAGATTCCTTTGTAAATTATGGCAGTCAGGTAGCAGACGGTTTTAAAAAAGGATTTGATAGCGGTGTACAAGATTTTATATCTGAAAAAGGTATTGGTAAAAAAGGACTTTCTCTTTCATCAGCAGGGTTTTTAGGTGGGTTTACTAAAAAATCCGAATTGCCATCTTCATTATCAGGATCATTGGCAAGTAAAGGTACTGCAAAAAAAGCACAGGATATAGCAGGTAATTCAAAGCCTACTAATATTAATATAAATATAACAAAGCTTATAGAACGGTTTGAGGTTATTGCAAATAATACAAAAGAAAGTTCGAGCGATATGAAGCGTATAGTAGTGGAAACATTACTTGGTGCTGTTAATAATGTAAATATTTTGGCTAATAGCTAATGTTTGATAAAGAAGATATTGTAGGGTGGTCAGATTTATTAGGTACACCTGTATATAGTGATATATTATTTTCAAAAGGGAGCTATATAAATAGCCAAGGTAAAACAATAGAGTATGATGAGTTAAGGCTTTATGATGTACTAATGATTGTCTCTATGAAAAAAAATATTGTGATGACACCTGTACAAGGTAAGAATGGGAGTTTTAAGGAATATATTTCAGATGGTGATTTTGAGGTTACTATAAGTGGGAGGTTAACACAGAAGGATATGTACAAATATCCAAGAGATTTAATGAATAAGCTCATTAACATTTGTAAGGTACAAGATTCTATTTCAGTAGTATCTCGTTTCTTGCAAAGGTTTAGTATTTATAATATAGTTATTGAATCATATGATTTACCACAAACAGAAGGTTCTCATACAATTCAAGAGTTTCAACTAAGATGTATAAGTGATGAGCCTGTAGAATTGATATTAAGATAAAAATATGATAACACCAAAAACAAGTATTCAGTTTACCGATAATACAACATCCGTAACTATAACCGTCGACGGAGTTCAGATTGCTGTGTACGCTAAAAACAAATTTTCAATATATCCTAATCCTAATGCAGGAGCAGATGAAATAGATTTGAAGTATGTTGAACAAGAAATGTCAGATGAGATTTTCTTTAGATTTAATTATACACAAATACTGCCTTTACAGCCAAGCAAAGCGGCTGCGGTATCATATCTAGCAGGAATTTTTTTTTTAGCTAGTGTTGGTAATGGGGGATCACCAACATTTACAGATTTAGTGGTAAATGGATATACTAAATTAGGTGAATTAGGTTCTCCATTTAAAGTCGCTTTTTTTGATGCTACATTCCCATCATCACAAGGTACAGCATCAACAGTATCATTAACTGGAATTGATGCTTCTAAAATAGTAACAATAATTGTAAATGGCATGTGGGCAACAGGTGGTGCATTTATGTCTAATCAGTTTAAATGGACTGATGGATATGAATATGATTGGCATACGAGTAATGGCTTAGACCCTCTCTTGCATTTATGCCTTTCAAACTTCAACTCATCTTTAATGCTTGATAAACCAGCTAAAATAACTGTTTTTTATACAGCGTAATTAATTTAATACATTATGAAATTTTTAAAAGTAAAAGACACAATACGGAAGAAATCAACATTGCCACCATCACCTATTAGAGACAAAGAGTTAAATACTATATATAGTATTAATAAAATTGTTGGTGCAGATATGTGGTATAATAAATTCATTAATGAAGATTTAATTGAAGAAAATAAAAAAGCTCTTTTAAATGACTTTGATGATGATACTAAGTATGAATTAGTAGAGGTAGCATTTAGAATACGAACTGTCTATGTTGATAAAGGCGAAATAAAAGAAACATTCAAATATAATTCGGCAGAAGAAGCTGACGCTGATTTAAAGCCTAAATCTATGCCATTTGAATTTAATGTAAAGTCTAATGGTGCAGTCATAAAATTAACAAAAACAGATATAGTAAAAGAAGTCAAAAAATAAAATTGAAAATACTAAGGTCTCAAATAATTATTAATAACTATTTATTTGATTTTGTAAATCAAGTAGATATAAATTCTTCTTGGGATATGCTTACAGATACTGCAACTATAATCATACCCAAGAAGATAACATTTGAGGGGAAGCCTATAGTTGCAGGTAGCAACTCTCTTTTTAAGAGAGGGGACAAAGTAGAAATTAATTTAGGCTATGGCAATAATTTAAATAAGGTATTTACAGGTTATATTTCAGCTATAAAGCCTAAACTCCCAATTGAAATTAGTTGTGATGATGAAATGTATATACTTAAACAGAAAACAATAAGTAGAAAAACATATTCATCTATTACATTAAAAAATCTACTTGGTGATATAGTAGGGCCTATGCTTCCCTATGAAACAAATTTTGATCTTACATTGCAAAATTTCAGAATAAGTAATGTAACGATTGCACAAGTTCTAGATGAGCTTAGGAAGCTATATGGTGTAGTTTCATTTGTTCGTGAAGGGAAACTTTATGTTGGTTTTGCATATCTTGAGAAATTAAGAAAAGAGCACAAATTTGATTTCCAAGATAATATAGCATCTGATGAGTTAGAATACAGGCGTATTGATGATATAAAAATAAAGGTAAAAGCGGTATCTATTTTTACAGATGAAAAGAAGAAAAAGATAGAAATCGATTTAGGAGACCCAGATGGTGAGCAAAGGACATTAAATTATTATAATAAGAGTGAATCAGAACTTAAAAAAATAGCAGAGGAGGAACTTAAAAAACTTAAATATGAAGGGTACTTTGGTCATTTTGAAGCATTTGGAGAGCCTTTTGTAAGGCATTCTGATTTAGTAAATATAGTTAATAAAAAACTTCCTGAAGGAGAAGGGAAATATTTAGTAAAATCTGTTAACTACCTATTTAATATAGATGGATACCGTCAAAAGATACAATTAGATAGAAAAATAAGTTCTCAATTATGAGTGATGGTATTGTAAGAGATATTCTTGAAAAAATTGTGAAGGACAACACTAAAAATACATATCCTTTTTTTGGAACTGTTTTAAGTATTGATGTTTCTAAAAAATCATGTACCGTTGAACCTTCTAATGGGGATGCTGATATTTTAGATGTAAAATTAATAGCAGACCAGAGCAAAGGAATATTGTTAATACCAAAAATAGGAAGCAAAGTTGTTGTATCTATGTTTGATAAAGACAACGCTTTTATTGAATTAACATCAGAGGTAGATAAAATAGAGATAACTATAGATTCTCAAAAACTTGAAATAGATACTAATGGATTTGTATTTAATACAGGCAACTTCGGAGGTCTTATAAAAATAGAAGAACTTGTAAATAAACTAAATAGAATAGAAAATGATATTAATACATTAAAACAAATATTCTCAACATCATGGATACCTGTCCCTAATGATGGGGGGGCAGCTTTAAAGACAGCAGCAGCAGCTTGGTCTGGTAATCAATTAAACCCTATAACATCTGTTTCTAATTTAGAAAATACAAAAGTAAAACATGGCGGCTAAAGATATTTTAATAGATAAAGATGGAGATGTTTCATTCTATCTAGGTGATTTTAATATAGGATTATCTGACACTCAACATAAAGAAGATATTATATTATCAGATATAGGAGGATGGAAAAAATACCCTTTATTGGGAGTTGGTGTAAATAACTATTTAAACTCACCTAACATGCAAAAATTAGAAAAGGCTATAAGGCTCCAGTTGGAATATGATAGTTTTAAAGTAGATAGGATAACAATAAAAAATAATAAAGAAATATACGTCGATGCTAACAGATTATAGGGTTTCGGAAAATCAATCATTATATGATGTGGCCTTACAACATTATGGTAGTATAGAGGCCGTATATAAATTAATACAAGACAATCTAGATAAGGTTGTAAGCCTTGATTCAGATTTAGTGGGTGGTATGATTTTAAAAATAAATCCAGATCATGTTATAGAACAATATTTAGTGGATTATTTCAAACTTAATAATATCATCATCGCAACAGGTAATTAATAAAACAATTAAATATATGCCAGAAGCAGACAAAAAAGGATTAGTAGCAAAAATCGCAATTGCATCAGCAGTTCTTATAGCCGTTATTGTAATCGCGTACTTAATTTTTGGGTAGGATTTTCTTTCTTCATGTTTTAAATGGACAAATCTCCATTTTTAGTTTTAGTTAATCATATCAAAACAGGGCAACGTGCGCTTGCATTTGCCTTGTTTCTTTTACCATTCTTTTTACTTAATGCGCATGAGCTCTTCTCTAAGGATAGCACATGCCAAAGCTGGTTTGGTTATCTACATTGTGCAGACTCATTTAAGAGTTACTACCATTTTGCATACCGTGTAGGCTATTATCTATCAGCTATAAGTTGGCTTTTTGGTGGGTACCTATTCCATAGTAGGCTAAGTAAAATAAGATGGGTTTATGTTGTAGCTATATCTTTTTGTATAGCTAGACTTATTAACTTGATTTCATCCAAAGAGTTTTTTGGATGGCATGATGAGATTCTTAACTTCTTAATCGTGATAGGGATATTTAGGATTTGTTCTTACGTATTCAAACGGAATAAGAAAGAACTTGAAGGAGAAGACTTATTTTATCTTGCGCGTACACACCATGAGCTTATCAGTGATGTAGACCGTAAGATACAGATTGCAAAGAAGCTATTTAAAAATGGCAAGATAGAGGTTGAAGATTTTGCAAGACGCGTAGATGTGCAAACTATGCGCATGAAGCAAAGCATTGAACAGATAGATCAATTCATAGAAAACGGTGGGTGATTTTGAATTGTTAAAATTTTTATCAGAGATAGCAAAAACGCTTGTAGGGAAAGAGGGTGTAAGCCCTATTAGTATTTTATTGTTTATAGGGACTGTTGTATACTGGTATGTAAAAAAATACAAAACCAAAAAACAGGAGAAACTACGTAAAGAGCAAGAAGCTAAGGAGTTTGCAGAGAAGAAGATAAAAGGCATTAAGCGTATGACTGAACATGGAGATAAGGTAGATAAAGTCCTTGAACGTATTCTCCAAAAAGTAGCACATAATAAAGTAGTGAGGGCTTGTGTAGCTCAGATACTTAATGGTACAGAGCTTATGAATGGTGTTGGAATATTTAAAATATTGATGACTAATGAGGAGCGATTATCTGTACATATTGGTTCTATAAAACATAGATATAAAGAAGTTATTATCAATGGGAGATATGACAAGTTATTTAAAAAATTGAGTTTTTCAACTAGGTGTCTTTTAAAGATAGAAGATGTTGAAAACATGAATTATGAGTTTGCAGAAGATCCAGATAATTACATTTATATGTATATGCTTTATACAGACCTAGGGCAACCTATGGCTGTGGTGATGGTGACATTTGAAGATATTCAATATATAGGAGATGAGTTCTTAATGTCAGCATTGTATAATCACATTATGGAAATAGAAAAAATATTAAAGTCATGATAAATGCAGATGAGTTAGTAGCGTATGCAAGAAGTTTTGTAGGTCAGAAAGAAAGACCTTCTAATATGGGGTTTCAGAAAGTAGACTTTGACAATATGATGCGTGAGCAGGGATTTAAGACAGGGTTCTCATGGTGTGCTATATTCTGTAAGTTGGTATTTGATAAGTTTTTAGACAAAAGCTTCATGCCTATTTTCAGCCCATCAGCTGTTAAGACGTACAATAACTTTATAACCATACGGCCTAAGTCTAGGAAGTTAATCCCTTCTAAAGGAGCTATGGTTGTATGGCAAAGACATAAAAATGGTGTTCCCACATGGCAAGGACATATAGGAATTGTATCAGAGGTGATAGATAAAAATAAGTTTAAATCTATAGAAGGAAATGGGAATAAAGAAGGAGGATCAGAAGGGAAAGAGGTTGTAGAGATTGAAAGACCTTTAGACTTTAGTGTTAAAAAGAATGGATTGGTATTACTAGGATTTGTTGATTTAATATGATCTCCAGTTGCCTACTATTTTAGGAAGGCGTATATAGTAGGCATGGAGAAATGCAAAAAACAAGAAACTAAATTGTATCTACAAATATATTAAAAAAATATGAATAGAGAGACAGTTATTATGTATGCAGCCTTTTTTATCTGTGTGATACAGGTAGTAGGAGACCAGTTTTTTTCTTTTGAATTAAATACAACAGCTTTTCTAAGCTTCTTGGCTGTTGGTGGTGGTGCTAATGCCATTACGGTAATAAATGCGATTATAGAAAAGTATAACTTATTTAAAGGAAAATCCAAATGAGAGTTTTTGTGTTTTTCATAATGGTAAGTATAGGTCTGTCATGCTCCTCTAAGTGGCATTTAAGAAGAGCTATAAAGAAAGACTCTAAGCTCATAGATACTTTATTGCATAAAAAGGACACGGTATTCGTATTAAAGCAAGACACTCTTTATTTAGATTCTATTTCTACACAATTCATTTATAAGCTAGATACACTTTTAAAAGATACTTGTATCCTTTCTTCTAAAAATAAGATAGCCATAAAATATATCTTAAAAAAAGAAATACTACCTAAAGCATTGCAGTCTTTAAGAAAAGATACTTTGTTTATCCCTATTGAAAATGGCATGGTGAAGATTTGGCTTCATGGAGACAGCTTGTCCACCTCTGTTCGCTATAAGACTACCATCATACAAGACCCTTATAAAAGAGAAGAACATGGATGGATTATATTCTTTAAGAAGAACTGGTGGATTTCAATAGCATTGATTGTATTAGCTGTTTTAATATTTATTAAAAAGAATTTATAATCAATTTTACTCTTTCTCTCTAGGATGACAAGCCTTATGCACATCTATTAATTTTTTATAATTTATTTTGGTATAAATCTGTGTAGAAGCTACACTTTCATGACCTAAAAGGTCTTTTATAGATAAGATGCTTGCTCCATTATTAATTAAAGCAGTAGCGAATGAATGCCTTAAAACATGAGGTGTTTGCCCATCTGTATGTTTTTTTACTAGTTTCCTCACAAACTGGTCATTAGCTCTAACACCCTTATTATTAATGATTAATGAATCATCTACTGTTTTAAAATAAGAATGCCTAGCAAAAGTATAGGATTTTATCAATTCTTTTACCCCATAAATTATAGGTACTAGCCTCTCTTTGTTACGCTTCCCTATTATCTTTATGGTATCCCTAAATAAATCAATATGGGGGTAATCTATTCTAACCAACTCAGAAATTCTAATTCCAGTTAGATAAAAAAGACTTAATACTAGTTTATCTCTATAGCCTATAAAGTTTTCTTGGAATTTTTGTCCATTAATAACAGTCTCTATTCTCTGTACAGTTATAAACTTAGGCAATAAAGAAGATGTTTTTAAGCTATAAATATCTTTAATTGGGCTTAACTCATCATTTTTTTTAATTGATAAAAAGCGTATGAAGCTCCTGATTACAATCAATTTCTTGTTAATAGATTGGGGCTTTAATCCCTTTTCATACAATAAGTATATCCATTGACATACAGATTTCTTGTTTAAAGAAGAATCCTTGCTCATGAATATAAAATTTTTTAACTGATTTAAGCTGTAGATATAAAATGCAACTGTATGCTTACTATATCTTCTTTCTGTTTGTAAATAAATTTCAAATAAACTTATTTCTCTTTTAAGGTTTTTAACGTCCATAATAATTATTAAAGGACGCGAGTATACAGAAAAAATAAACAGTATTTATATTTTATTTACTTTTTTTTTCAAGCATCTCCCCCATGCCTGTTAAAAACCAATGAGGGTTTACTTCTGGAAAGTAAAGATATATCTTAACAAGTTTTTTATAGGCAGGCAAATATTTCCCAGCTAAAAATTGTGATACGGAAGCATGACCTAATCCTACGTCCTTAGCAAGCCTATAAGGGGTTATATCGTAATGTTTTAATAGTTTTTTAATGCGTTTTGCAATATCTAAATCTGCATTCTTCATAGTTGATCCCATTGTATTGATAGTTTAGTTAAAAAAAAAATAAAAAATAATTTGTTTTTATAAAATAAATATTGTAGTTTTACAAAACGATATTTTTACATCGCAAATATAGTAAAACAAATTAATTACTTATTTGTAATGATTAAAATAAATTAAAACGTTCTTTTAAATTTTGGAATATATAGTAAAATTATTTATTATTATAAAGTCAATAGAGATTGAAAGAGATTATTTATATTATGTTAAATAGAAAATAGAGCATAATATACCTCTTCTCATCTCAGAGAGCTGTCTAAAAACAGACCTTACTATTGATCACACTACGTTTAGAATATTTTATAAGTATGATTTATATACTTTTAACTTAGATGATTTAACATAAAAAAAGATTGTTTAATAAAAAAAATTATGAAGAAAGCAAAAAAACAAATTGTATTTAGGAGGATTACCTATGTGAGGAATCCACATACAACACATACAGAAAACGTGAACCATGAACTAATATTTGGTTCATTTATTAACAAACTAATAGGGCAGCATGAACTTCCAAATGAAATACTTGTGGAGATATGTCCTAAAGATGAAAATGGAATTTTAATCCATGAGATGGAATATTTTATAGAAATCCCAATTATGGATTTTATAGAATGGCTCATAAACACCTCTAAAATATATTCAGATGGAAGCATGTTTATTGAAATAATAGATGGGTTTGATGACTATAAGCAAGAATTTCTCCATGTAGATTTCATATTAGATGATTGCTACTTACGAGAAGAACACCTCTCCCCTCTTGTACAAGAATATATCAAAACACTCCCAGAATATAAAGGATACGAGTACATCCTTGAACATAAAATTAAAATTAACGATTTGAAAACCACTATAAAACTACTAGAAAATCCCATTGAGGACAATTTAATTAAAAGACATATCCAAGAGACCTCTTTTAAGCGCATAGAGGAGACAGTAAATACAACTGTAGCCTTAATAACCGATAAGTTGGAAGAAGAGATAGACCCTTTGCTTGTGACCTATTATATATGCAATACGATCAGTACCATATCAAAAATGCTTATGGATTCTGCCTTAAATGATAGCTCAACTGATGAAATAAACAGACTGTTAGAAACTATAAAATAACCTATTAACTGTAAAACTGTATGCAAGAAAAAGAAAAAAATCCGCTTATTTTCCAAACTATCAATAATGTACTGAAAGAAGTCACAGCAATTGGTAAGGGTAAGAAGAACACACAACAAGGATATTCATTTAGAGGCATAGATGACTTATATAATAAATTACATGGGCTATTCGCTAAACATGGGCTTTTTTTCACTTCAGAACTAGTAGGCTCTCTTAGAGAAGAACGAACTAGTAAATCAGGTGGTGCTACAATCTATTCAATCCTAGATATAAAGTTTACTTTCTACGCATTAGATGGTAGCAGTGTATCTTCTGTGATGCGTGGGGAGGCAATGGATTTTGGAGATAAGGCATCCAATAAGGCCGCTAGTGCAGCTTTAAAATATGCTCTTCTTCAACTATTCATGATCCCTACAGAAGAGGAAAAAAATACTGAATATCAATCCCCAGAAGTAAAACCTAAGAAAATAACTATTGACCAAAATATAGTTGACAAAATAACTAAAGCTGATTTAGATAGTCTTGGCAGAATATATAATGATCTAATAGAAGAGGAAAAAAAAATATACTTTAAGTTTTTCAAAGAAAGAAAGGTAGAAATCCTAAAAGAAACTGTAGGCAATGCAAAATAACAGGTTAACTATATCACAGAGCTTAATAAAAGTATACCTAGAGTACTGCAAGGGTGAACTATGTGGTCTGCAATTAGAGGCTATCTATATCCAAAAGCTATTTCAGATAGACAACAAATGGATGGCATTAGGTCGCTACTTTGAGTTCATGGCTACAAAGCAAAGACCAAAAGATGGTTCTACCCCTACTCCACTACGAACGGCAAAAGGGCATCTTACAGCTGAATATAAAAGAGCAGAGGATCAAGCTAAAAAGTTTAAAACCTTTTGTCAGGAAATGGATATTCAAATCCTAGAGACAGGTACTTATATCCAAAAAGATGGTATTGAAGGAACACTGGATGTTATCGCACTGATAAAAGGTGAAAAAGCAGTTATAGACCTGAAATATACCGCTAAACTATACAATAGATGGGATAAAGACGGATGGGATATTAACACGTTGCATGAGAAAGATTACCACATGATACAGGCACGTATGTACCACCACCTATCCGGTCTCCCCTTCTACTTTTGGCTTTTTAGCTCTGCCAATGATGATTCTCAACTCATAAAGGTAAATATTGACCAAAACGATGAACCTCTATTTAATGCCTTTGTAGAGGCTATTAGAGAGGGCATAGAGCTTGAATCAATACAAGGGTTTAGACCTATACCTGACTACAAGAGATGTAAAGAATGCCCTGAAGGACTATCTTCTCAATGCCCTTTTAAAGCACATACACCGATTATAAAACAGATTTATTATACACAAACAGCATAATTATGAAAGACAACAAAAATTATTTAAACAAGTGTTATTTTGAACAGGTTAAAAAGTTCCCTTATACCTACAAGGTAACAGAGCCCTATGGATTAATAGAAGTTATTATACCGAAGGTAACTCATCTTTTAGAGTTTGCCAACACAAAAGGCAAAGTGAAATTCTTAATAGAGGATATCGTATGTTCCTTTGATACAGATGCTTTGATAGATAAAGCAAGTAAAGACGGAAGTCTTAAATTTTATATTAACAAGCGTAAAGATGTAAGCGAATACGGACATACGCACTATGCTATAGTACCAGATAGTGAAAATAAAAATACTAGTTCTACCACCATTATAACTGGTGGCAAAGAAGATGGTCTCCCGTTTTAGGGGGTTGATTAAAGTTAAGTTTTATACAAACAAATTATTAACTACACTAAAAATAGAGATTTAATTTAAAAAGTAAAAAAAAAGAAGAATGTATGAACCCTTATCCTTATTTAAAAAATAGCTTGTGGGAAAAGTTAGAGGGCAATAAAATACACCCTTATTCTATAGCTATTTACGATGTATTACTTATGATTTGTAACTCTACTTTTTGGAAAGATAATTTTACTAGAACTGATGAAAGTATATGTAAAATTATTGGTGTTTCCTGTAATACTTTTAAGAAGTATAGAAAAGAATTAGCTGACTTAAAACTGATTGAATTTGCAGGAGAAAAACCAGTGGCTTATAAGATTACAGACTTAGAAAAGTACAAAAAAACGGCTGATTTTAATGAGTATCAAGTACCCAATACGAATCCTAAAAATCTTGTTTTTTCTAAAAATGATGTGTCACCACGTGACAGTGCTAACAAAATTGATATATCACCAGATGACAGTCATGTGTCACGACGTGATAGTTCAATGGACTCCATGTGTCACGACGTGATAGTTGATGTGTCACGACGTGATAGTATAATAAGACATAAGACTAATATTAATACTTATAAAAACAATAAGGGAGGAAAACAAAAAAAGTTAGCAAGTGATTTTGATCTAAGTTTCATACAGGCCGATTTTTTACAAATTTTTTTAAAGTGGCTAGAGTACAAAAAAAATGTAAAAAAGAAAATGTACAAAACACAAACAGGAATTGAGCATTGCTACAAGAAGTTGTTTGAAGAAAGCAAAGGAGATTTAGCAACAGCAGAAGAAATGATAAACCATTCAATTGGCATGGAATGGGATGGCATATACCCTACCCCAAGTATGAGAGCAAAGAATAATTTTCAAGATACAAAACAAAACAATGTTTTGTTGATAAAAGACAGTACCCAAGTAGACTTACAAGCAATCAGAGAGGAGTTTATAAAAAGCTAAAAAACATGAAGACATACCAAGATTACAAAGATTTTTTCATGAAAAAAGCCAACACAGTCGTCAATGGATTTGTGGTGGACAAAGAAAACGATTTAGAGGTAGAGCTTGCTGTTTTATACATGATGCGGGATAAAAAATTTGAAGAGATGACAGACAGGGATAGCAAACCAATGAATCTTTGTTTAGACCGTGGTATATGCCTTTTAGGTTCAGTAGGGACGGGTAAAACAGAGCTTATGAGAACCATGCAACGCTGCTTACTTGAGCTAAAAAGCCCTATGGCTTTCCAATGGACAACACCTTGGCAGCAGGCTAACTTTTGGCAAGAAAACTCTAGAAACAGGCGAGAAATATCACGAGCAATAAAAAATGGGGATTGGATGTTTGACGAGTTGGGGATGAAAGAACACGAAAAAGTATCAGACTATGGAAGGCAGTTTTACATGGGAGAACTTATTGTCCATGAATCCTATGAGAACTTTAGGGCTACAGGTGCTTTCAAGCATTTTACCACTAACCTAACTTTAAAACAGGTGGCTAGCGAATATACAGATCGCGTTAAGTCAAGGATTGAGCGTATGTGCAACATTATACCCATGATAGGCAAAGATCGAAGTAAGATGGTTAACCCAAAAGAAAGGCAATTTGAGGATAGCCATTTTAAGGTCAATAGAGAGCCGTCAGAACAAGATCGTATAAAAATAAAGATAGACTTTATGGAAGAGTGTTTTATCAAACCATACGAGGTTTTTGTTGAAACAGAGAACTATCTCCTACCTCAATCACATGAACCCTACATCTATGATGAGCTTGAAAAGCTTAATATGATATGCTTGAGTAAAAACGAGAAAACGCAGATATACCAAAAGGCAAAGCAAGAAGTTTTAGATGAAACACGAAGAAAGTTTTTTATAAAAGAAACAGATAAACGCAATGAAATTAAATCCATTGAAGAAGAAACAGATAAAGGTAAAGAAAAGATAATAGCAAAATCAAAGGTTATAGTTTTAAGAACATTTGTGAAAGACAAAAAGTATAAAGCTGACCAGATGCGAGATATGATTTATAAAAAAATCAAAGATACTACTCCATAATAAATTGGTTTAGTTAGTTAAAGTAGACAACCAAAACTTAACAGACCTACTTTTTATTACAAACAAGATTTAAGCAAATAAAAATGAAAACAAAAATAAAAAACGCAAATATCAAGGAAGCTGAAATGATTGCTGATGGTTGGATAAAGTCAACCGAACAACCCCCAATTATTCTATTTGAAAAGCCAATAAAAAACCGCAACCCGATTAACAACACACCAGAGGACACAGATATAAAATTGATATTTCACGGTTATTATAACCAATGGACTTTTGCGATTTTATTCCCAAACGGTGCAATGTTAAATTTCGTTGCTAATAGTATGGATGAATTACGGGATTTTGAAAACCGTCTGCTTTTTTATGATTGTGAATATTAAGGCGGTAGTTCTTGGTGCTAACTAGCAAACATATAAACAGTGTGAAGCTAACAGATGAACTTTTATTGAAACACAAGAAAAATAAAAATGAAAATAAAAATATCAGATATAAAAGATGCATTTGAGACATTTGAGGAATTAGGTAATACTAATTGTTATAAACCAGAAGGTTACTATTTGGTATTTAGCAGAAATTGTTGGGAAAGCGAACTGTTCAAAATTAACAGATACTCATTTAGCAAGGAAGAACTTGATGCTGCTGAAAAATTAGACTTTAAGTTAATAGGAGTTAAAAACGGAGTAAAATGCTATTTGCCTAATACATATACAAATAAAGATTTATATGAACCAGGAATTAATTAAAGATTACACAGAGATAAACGAAAAGAAACAACACTATATAAAGATAGCATGGGATGCGTCTATACTTTTTAAAGATGATAATGTGTATTTCGTTAAGGAAGATTCAGGGGTTAAAAGTCAACACCTTATTGACAGTATAGACAACTTCACCTATCAACGCATTGAAGCTCTTTATTTTGGACTTACAGGGAATAAACTAAATAAATAATATGGAAATAAAAATAGAAAAAAACATACCTATACCAGTTACAGAAATTAAATACCCATTTGATAAAATGGATATAGGAGATAGCTTTTTTATACCAGAGAATGATAAAAAAGTAAGGCTTAAAATACAGTGTGCTGTTAGGTCGTATTTCAACATCTATAGAAAAAAAACAAAATCAACTATGAAGATAATTTCAAAGTCATTAGAAAATGGTGTAAGGGTTTGGAGGATAGAATAATGAATTGGCTAAATGCAGTAGCAATGACACAAGCTAACGGCACTTGGCTTGTGGTCAGGTGCGGATTTTGAAACACAAAACTTGAAAATATGTACAAAAGATTATTAGAATTACTAAAGCTGGTTAAACAACGTCAGCCGCACTTGCCACAAACCAATGTTAGCGGTTCGGCTTATCGTTACCCTATGACATACGACCAACCTTCCCAAATTGATTGCAGGGTTACAAGTTGTAAGTTTTACAAAGGTGCTGGTAAGTGTGAAAATATTTCACCTGCAATAACATTGAATGAAAACGGCAAGTTTGTTTGTTGGTCGCAAGCTGATCGCTAACGGTTTCAGGGCTTTGCGTAGTAGCCCTTAGTAGAAATTTAAAATTAACCACGACACTTAATAGGGATATTACGCAAAACCCTTGTTATGTGCCGTTAAATTCAACAAAATGAAAATAGGAAAATGTAAAGTTGTGTTCATACTTTCAAATGGACAAACACTTACTGTAAAATGTAAAAAGTTTGAAATTAGCAAATTAACAGGGTCAAAAGGCAAAAGAGAGTTAACCATTGAAAAAGCTGATAGAGTTTGGACAGTTGATTTGGATGAAGTAGTTGGCGTAACTGCTCGGTGGTGTCTGTTTTAATGTGCTATAACGGTTTCGGGCTTGGCGTTAGTGCCACCTTGCACAAACTTTAAATTTAGCACTAAACTATCTGGTGGCATTACGCCAAACCCGTGTTATAGGATAGTTTTATTTTTTGTGGG